GGTATCAGGATGAAATTCTTTCTGCATGGATGACCCTGACGAAGCGCAAGATACTATACTGTTGGGCTAGGCGCTCAGGCAAGGATTTTTTAGCTTTCAATCTAGCTATCTTACAAGCATGTACGAAAGTATGTATGGTGCTTTATTGTTTGCCAACGTATTCACAAGCCCGTCGTTGTGTTTTTGATGCAATTGCTATTGATGGAGTTAAGTTCTTGGATTTAATCCCCCCAGAGATCGTAGATAAAATAAATATCCAAGAGATGAAGATAACTTTAGTAAATGGATCGATAATACGCATCATTGGAGCAGATGATAATACTGTAGACAAAAGTATTGTTGGAACAAACGCGCAAATGGTGATACTTAGTGAAGCATCATTAATGAACTTAGAGAAAGTATATGCCTATGTAAGGCCTATATTGGCAGCTAATGATGGAACTTTTATATGTTTTGGAACACCCAGAGGCCGAAATGGTTTTTGGCATATGTTTGAGACAGCAAAGACAGATCCTTCTTGGTATGTTTCTTATAAACCAGTTTCAGAAACTAGACATATTAGTGAAGAGGTTCTTGAAGAAGAACGCAGGACAATGAATTACGATTTGTACTTACAAGAGTACGAGGTTTCATTTTCACGTGGTATTGAAGGTGGCATCTACTCGAGAGAATTAGATACTGCTCGCTTGCAAGGGCGAGTAGGCTACTATCCTCATCAACCACACCTCCTAACTCATTATGCAATCGATATAGGAGTTAAGGACGCTACAACAATTATATGGTTTCAGGTGCCAAATGATGGCAATGGGCCAATATTTCTAATAGACTGCTATTCTAATACTGGAATGGGGCTAGATCATTACGCTCGTGTAATTGAGGAAAAGCCATATAGAAGAGGCGAGGCATATGCGCCCTTTGATATTTCTGTTCGAGAATGGTCTTCTGGGGCTATCACAAGATACGAGAAGGCTAAGCAGATGGGTATAGACTTTACCATCCTTAGTCAAAACTCCGTGCAAGATGGAATAGATCATGTGAAGATGTTGTGGCCAAGATTTCATATACACGAAACATCCTGTAAGAGTTTGTTGGGTGCAATAGAAAACTATCGGCGAGAATTTGATGAAAAGCTTCAGGTCTACAAGAGTCGACCACTTCACAACTGGGCCAGCAACTACGCAGACGCACTCCGCTATGTAGCGCAGTCGATTCATCTGACTAAGAAAGGGTTAACATCTGAGGAATTTGCAAGAGCTCGTGCTGAAGCTCTCTATGGTAATCGCGGGCAGTTGCCTGGAATCTTTAATCATGATTCGCGTTATGATAAGCCAATCTTTTAAACATTTGGGCAAGATCTTCTGTATGGGTTAAGCTATAGTCAATGACTCGTATTCGTACATGCTATTGACTAATCCCTTTAAGGAGATTCTATGCTTATAAACAACGGCGACATAACGACTGATTATGGCGCGATTAAGAAAAAGATTGATGCCGATTACGCTGCTTGTAGGTCTGATTGGGAAAAGTTTTGGAGTGAATCGACTATCGACGTCAGATTGGAGACGGGTGACGCAACGCTGAACAACCAGCTCAACAACTCACAGATTTGGGGTGGTCGTGATCAATGGTCATTTAACCGTGTCCGTCCATTATTGAATCTTGTCTCTGGATATCAACGTAGAAACCGTAAAACCACCATCGTAGTCCCGCTCGAGAATGGTGACCAGCATACAGCTGATCAGTTTACCAAGATTATGATGTCGATATATAAGCGCGAGAATGTCTATGAAACGATTTCTGAAGCCTTTCATCAAGGAGCGTGTATTACTGGTCTTAACCTTCTTCACGTTTATTTGGATTTTCGTTATGATCCTGTGTCAGGTGACATCAGAGTCGATAACTGTCCTTATAATACTTTTTTTATTGATCCTTACTTTAGAAAGCCAGATCTAAGCGACTGCTCGTTTGTTTGGAAGCGTTCATATATCACCTACTCAGCAGCAGCAGCACTCATGCCAGAACATTACGACGAGATCATGAATCTTTCGACCACAACATCAACCTCTGGCAATGACTTACGTTTTCAGTACATGCCTGAATCATACGGGATGTCCAAAAAGAAACGCCTAGCCTATGACGAATACTATTACCGAGACTACCGCAAGCAAAAGCTCTTGGTTGATAAGCAGACCGGTGAGACTATGGACGTCTCTAATAAGTCTAATATAGATGTTGAGACATTCCTTACACATTACCCAGGTTGCACGATAATAGAGCAGGACGTACCAACAGTGCGGCTAGCAATAATGTTGCAAGATAAAGTGTTTTACGATGGCCCACAGCCACTAGGAATAGACCAGTTCCCATTTGTAGCAATTACTGGCTTCTATAACTCAATGATGCCATCGTTCTACTCGCGCATCCAAGGCATCGCACGATCATTACGCGATCCACAAACACTGCTTAACCGCCGCATCATGCTATCAGCCGATCTACTTGAATCCCAGGCTAACTCTGGCTGGATTTTTAAGGAAAACGCCGTCGTAGACGTTAAACACCTATTCCAGACTGGTGCTGGTCGTATCATACCTTTGAAGCGTGAAGCCCAGATGACGGATATTGCACCGATCATCCCGCCGCAGATACCGCCATCGTTCTTTCAGATGCAAGAGACGTTCTCGAAAGAACTCAATATGGTGTCTGGTATAAACGAAGAGCTTATTGGATCAGCTATAGATGACAAAGCTGGCATATTGGCAGCGCTGAGACAAGGTGCCGGCCTAACGACATTACAGCCTATATTTGACAGGCTTAATCTTTCTCAGAACCTTTTAGGGAAGATTATTATGGATGCTATCCAGGCAAACTATACGCCTGGTAAAGTAAAAAACATCCTCGAAGGAGATGAGCCAGCTCCGATATTCTACAACAAGTCATTTGGCAAGTACCACTGCGTGATTGAGAATGGATTTGATACAGAGTCGCAAAAGCAGCTTGAGTTTGCGCAGTTGATTCAGCTTAAAGAGCTTGGGTTCAACATCCCTCCAAAGACCATGATCAATGCAGCAACGCTCCAAAAGAAAGATGAGCTCATCAGAGATATTGATGAGATGGAGCAACAAGCAGCGCAAGCAGCTCAAGCACAGCATGAAACTGAAGTTGCTGAAGGACAAGCTCGTATTAACTTGGCTAATGCTCGTGCCCAGGCCGATACAGGACTTGGATACGAAAGAATGTCGAGAATTGCCGAGAATCAAGCGCTTGCGCAGGAACGTAAGTCGCAGTCTGTTAAAGATGATACTGAGGCGCTTCTTGCGTTTATTCGGGCAGCCAAAGAGATTGAAGGTATAGACTTTGCTCACTTAAAAGAGTTAATATCTATGCAACAAATGTTGAACGTATCTTCTGAAGTGTCAAAAGAATCTAATCAGCAGGAAGCCCAATTAGGGCAGCCTATAACTAGAGGAGAATGATATGGACGCAGTAGAAAGAGCTTCGTTAGAGGCAGCAGTTAAAGAGTTAACGCTTAATGGACTTAATGCGCTTATAGCTCATAACGTTAAAGGCGCAGAGCTCATTAAAAAGGGCGTTGAAGCGATGATGCAAACAACTGAGGGTTTCCAGGAACACTGGGAACAACTTAAGGCGATCTTACAGATGCTTAAGCCTGTGTTCGAATTAGTTCGCGACTGGCTAGTATCTTGTTATAATCATCTTGTCGAGTTGTTTGACTGGGCAAAGGCAAAATGGCATGAAATATTCGGATAAGTCACATTTAATGTGAACCACTGCAGCCCCAATGAACCCGTTGGGGCTGTTACTATTTAGGAGTGCTGAAGTGAAAGTGAAAGTTTTGAAGAAGAAGTATATCAAAGAAGAAAAGCGTCATGACGAGCAATACGAGAAAGAAAATAAGCGCCACGAGAAGAAGCACAAAGTTGAGTTAGAAGAAGCGTTAAAAATTGGCAAGAAGCCTTGCAAAAAATAAGGAATATCATGAAGGCAGCAACATTGTTGTTGGTTTCGAGCGTTATACTTTTAGCATCTTGTTCTGGATGCGTTAAAAGGCAAAAGTCATCTTTAAATGTTGAGAAGATTGAGCTTGAGATAGACTGGCAGGGTGAAGATATTTATAAAATTATAGAGCCAGATCCGATCCCTCTGGATAAACTTAAGCTATCTACTTGCCCTGAGACGGAGAATATTGTGACAACCGATGATGAGTATGAGGAAAACTGGTGTGCTGTTTAGCGGATTACTCTAATGCGATAATGTTGATAGTTTTTGTTTATAGTATGGTTTGTTTTGCGCAAATTATACATAAGCTGAGCAAAACCTAGCATAGATTAATTTATCGATGGTAGACTGATTATAGTTAGAGGTCGACCATAATGGTCAGAATATTAACCTTGCAGCGCAATACCAACTCATAAGTAAGCGGTCTGCAGTTACTTTAAAGGAAGCCCATGGCAAAAAGATACCATAGCTCATTGATTAATGAGACAGGCGGACAATGCAATCTCCCAACAAACGTAATTGAGAAGACAATCAGTAGACCCGAGTCATTCGGTCGCGAAGTACCTCAGGATCTTTATACATTTGTTGAATCTAATACGGCTAAGCAAGGCTCTGAGCTCAGACGTATTACTAATCCTAAGAAGATTTAACGATAAATAGGAGTCAGGCTATGTCGGGACAGATTCGTCCGAATAAGAAGGCAATGAAGATAGCCTATAAGATACTTGAAACACCCAAAAACCAGCAACAATCGTGCGACAAGGGGCCTTCAAAGTTTAACTTGAAGGAATGGGAAAAAGACTCTATAAGAAATCAATAAACTCTGACTTATTACTACTCTCCTTTCTCCTTTTCTAGCCCCGCTATTAATAAAAACCAATAGCGGGGTTGGTTATTGTTTGCAAGTCCCAAACAATGGTTTAGACTGCTTTAAGTGAAGCTAAAAGTACTAACTTAAAGGAGATACTTATGTCGGGAATATTGACGCCATTTGCTCGTATTGTTTTCATTTCCGCAGCTATCATATTAGGCGAGCCTCTATGTGGTATGGAATCAAGAGAAAATTCAGAAGACTCTAAATTCCATATGTCTTTTGGGAAGGCTAACGGTGACTCTTACGAAGGTGTGCCGAAATTTACTCAGCCAAACAACATAGCTCAAGTTTCGCAGATGATTAAACATGAGTGTCCATGTTGCAAGTGCTATAGATACTTCCCATCGCTTGAGTTTTTAATTGATCGCGCAGCAAATTTAAGCAAAGAGGAAGAGGCTAAACTTGTTAGAGAAGTAACGAATTATGTTGGTGAGATAACACCTGGTCGTTATTGCCGTTTTTGCGGTGCTAATGTTACGGGTGAATAAATGTCAGAAGAAACCAAAGACGTTGCTCGTGTAACATACGGACAACAACTTTTAGATCACTGGGCGCAAAAGCATGAGGCTGAGGACGACGTAATCGAGTACCGTCGCAAGATGGAACCAGAGATTATGCGCAATATCCATGAGACTGTAGCTAAGGCTAAGGACCAAGAACTCTACAAGAACCATGACTTCTATATTGTGTTGCTCATGAAGACCGAACGCATGGGAGGGATACCTCGAACATTTGTTATGGCTCGTAGGTCATGCCCTACTGCTGTTTATCAGCAATCAGTATGGAAATATCATCACCAATCGGGAGACCTCGAGTTTTTATGGTGTATCCCAGACCAAGTGCTTTACTGGCATATTATTCGTAACGCCCCTAAGTTTTTAGCCGATAAGGAAACTGCTGGGCTTGCAAAGTTCTGTCTTTTGATGGAATCTGGTGAGTTAGAGCAGTGGATTATAAAAGAGAATGGCGAGAAGCCAGATGGCTTGATAGTCTACAAAGACAAAGAACAAGAATTAATAAAGGAGAATTAATGTTCGACGATCAACAAAACGGAAACCCAATTACTGAAGCACTTGCCGAAGAAACCCAGCAAATAGAACAAGCGCAACAAGAGCCGCAAGTTGCACAACAACCAGTTGAAGAGCAACGACCACAACGTAATGCTGACAAAGAATATAATTTCAGGCTCATGCGTGAACGAGCAGAAGCAGCAGAGCGTAGAGCAGCCGAACTTGAGCGCATGCATGCCCCTAAACAAGAGCAAGATCGCTTTGAGATAGAAGATGATGGGCTTGTTGAGGGTAAGCATCTAAGAAAGTATGATACGCGTACTAAGAGGATTGAAGAGGAGCTTGCTGAGACTAAGAGACAACTTGCTAACTTCACGACTGTTTCTGCTGAGATGCAGCTCAGGGCTAAATATAACGACTTTGACTCTATTGTTACTGACGAGAACGTAGAGCGACTTTCCAGAGAGAAGCCTGCGCTCTACCGTTCTATTTTAAGCAATCCTGACCTTAAGGATAAGGGCGAGACTGCATACGAAGCCATAAGGGCATTTCTACAGCCAAGAAAATACGAGGAAGTTGATAAGAAGATAGCTGAGAACAAGTCTAAACCACGTAGTTCGGCTACCGTCAACCCACAGTCATCAGATTCACCGTTAGCGCGAGCTGGTGATTATGATCGCCGCAGTCTTTCAGAGGCCCGTAAAGCCGAATTATATGCTGAAATGATGGAAGCTAAGAAGCGATACTAAAGACTTAGGAGATTTTAATGCCAAGTTCAAAAAAAGCGACCGGATGTCTTAATGGATTTGCATCGTGTTTAAAGGAAACAGCAAATATCTGTATAACTGGCGACGAGATAATAGAAGTCGTTGAACTCGCCGATCCAAACCCCGTAGATAAGGCAATTATGAACTCAATTCAGGCTATTTTAAAGGTTTCTGCAAAGGCGCTTCTAGCGCTTTCGAAGGCCTGTACTGATAAAACAGTTGAGATAGAAGCAAAAGAAGCAGAAGCGCTCAAGAAACTTGGGCTGCTTAAAAAAGATGGGACAGTATCTAGCGTGGTTGCCGATGTTGTTAATCAAGCCGTTACAGTATCGAAAAATGAATAAGAGAGCACTCATGCTAGTGACAGATAAAGTTATGGCTATTCATAAAAATCGAGCACGTTATAGGGTGTTTTCTAAGCATCAGCTTCAAGAACTTCTTGATGGTACCATTCTCCAAGTACTTGATGGAATAACTAAGTATAAAACAAAACAGGGCTTTGATTTAACATCTCTCAGATCGGTAAGCGATATTGATCGCGAGGCCCCAATAGAATTTAAGGAACGATTTTATCTTTTGATGGATATCTTATATCCTCTGAAACAATATACTGAGCTGTACATTGATAGGTATCATCCTGAGATGTCTTATATGGTAGATTGGCTATTCAGTCTCTATCTTGATGAAGCCCCAGTTGTCAAAAAACCCTAATTCGCGTTATACTCTTTCTGGCGTAATGGCCTTAGCGTAAAAACCTAAGGCCGTCGGGCCTCGCCAGCCTGTTTCGTCGTAGACACCATCATGGTGTCATGGCCTCGACAGCCATACTATGAGCGTATGTGAGAACTCGCTCGTCTCTTGTCGAAATAATATTATCTTGGACCATTATGGTCGCAGACCCTAAGGGTCCGCTTATCGGAGTATGTGTATGATCACTAATCCAGATACGCTGCCAGCCCAAGTTCAGCAGTCGTTTGATGATAAGCTTTTGTCGGTAAGAACTCCAAGTCTTATCCATACATTAGCCGCAACACCAAAGAAATTGCCTAACAAAGGTGGCAGAACTTTACGTATGAGTCGCTATCAAAGGCTCCCAACATTCCCAGTACCACTTGGACCATCAGGCGCAACGCCTCCTGCAACAAGTGTGAACAGAGTGGATATAGATGCGACGATGTCGTTCTATGGCCAATTCATAGCCTGTAATCAGCAAGTGACGCTCCAAAACCAGGACCCTGAGCATGTATACGGGGTCGTTAAATCTTTTCTGATTGACTTGGACGCCGAAGCTTAAGAGCCGGTAACAAGGGCCAAGGACTAAAGATTTAAGTATTACCTTTTAAAGGATGTAGATGCCAACGAGAATTAAGTTTACGACTAGCTTCAAGACACTCTTGTCTGATATTTATAATATCAGCTGGAAGCGCTTTACCGCTTGTAATGCCTTCATAGCTATGTCTAAACCTAATCATAATTTGGCAGTGTTCTTTTTTGATAACAAGATATGGAAGAATAAGCTCGCAAAGATCCAACAATCGATCTCCAGTAGCATTCCAAGTAAAAACTTCTCTTTCGAATTTTCTACTAGAGGTACTTCTACACTGAGCAGAACTTGTTCCGCTAAAAACTGCATCGATCCATTCAATAAGTTTTTTGTCGGTGTTATCAATTTTAAGAAGTCCGCGATAGTGTTCAGAGACATAACCATCGCCTGCTTTTTTAGGAACCTTTCCTATCCAAAAACATCCTTCTCCATCAACAATACCTGCAAAATAAGCCAAATCGGTTTCTTTATAGGTTTGTTTAACGTAATCCTTAGATCTTTTGTAGTATTTTCTTCGTCTTTCTTCCATAGTATCCTTAATTTATTGAACCAGTATTACTATGTAATTATACACGAAGCAGAACTATTAGTCCAGGCTGAACGACTGAGTGAAAAGAGTTTTTGTGTAAATGAAAACACAGAAATATGCGACAGTCTGAACACGAGCACGATAAGGTCGTGAGAGAGATCCGAAGCGGTTTCTCCGCCACATAGTGGTCAGTAAGCCCTCTGGGCCGAAGTAACAGAATGGTATTAAACAGTTTCGCTGAGCTCTTAGGGCTTTCATTGAGGATGACCGAGGATCAGCTTTGTAGGGACATGATGGCAGCGACAGCCTCTTCATATAACTGTACTGGTGGGGCCAACGGCGATTTACCGACTAACTTGTCTGTCTCTGATTTTGATGAAGTAACATCAACATTGTTAACAAACGATGCATGGATGATACTTGATTCACAAGAAGGTGAAAACAAGTTTGGTACGGGCCCGGTACGTGATGCATTCTTGGCACTTGGGCACACGAAGTTGAGCAAGGATCTTAATAACCTTGCTGGGTTCTTGCCTAAATGGAACTATCCTCATATTGCTATTGGGATATAAAAATCTTCACTAATATACCGAGAAAGCCTAATTGAAAACATTTTCATATGGTAACTCGAAGGAAGATTGTTAAAGAGAATTATGATGCTTTATTTGTTTAATGATTTCTTGGATTTTACATATGTTTTCGAAGGAGTGGTCTACCCCTCTAACCTTTGTCTTGTGAATAGCGAGATACTGGGAGACGAGTCTGCATTGCTCTTTTTTGATGACAAGGTATGGTTCAAGGTTTTGGCAAACAAACTCGCTTTCCGATTGACTGCAGACCCACTTCCAAATAGGGAAATTAGTTCCTTTGTAGCTGGAGATGCTTCCTTTGATGCGTTTCTGAACCTCAATAATGGGCTCAGAGAATGTATTGAAGATAGAAATCCAGGAATCATAGGTATATTGAACTCTTTTGGTTCTTTGTTGGTATTCATAGATACAGAAATTACCATCACCGTCCATAAATCCCGCCATCCATTGCCAAAAAGCTTTGTCTGGTTTAATGGTTTGCGGAATTCTAAGTTCTTCTTTAGTGCAAGGAGATGGTTTTTTAAGAATAGAAAACTTGTGAGTGTATTCTGGTCTAAGTGCGCGCTTTTCTTCTCTGGTTTTATTAAGAAAATCCAAAAGAAGATAGCAGCGTTCTTTTTTAATGATACAGAATGGTGCTATAGCGGAAACAAAATTCTTAAGATCACCACACTCATAATTTACCCTCCATTCATAACAAACCTTGTTAACTTTTTTAGAACTTTTATAGATAACTCCACCAAATTTAGTTTGAAAAGCCTCAAGAGTTGGTTTATGGGACATTTGGATTCCTACAATTATTTTTCCGGATGGTGTTATAGATATCCAGCCCTCTGCGTCAAAAAGACCTGCGAAATAATGCATGATTTTCTCCTTATTGTGTTAGGTATAGTTACACATTACCACAATAAACAATCGCCTGCAACGACTAAACGTGAGGAACCGAGGATAAATTCTTCGGTGTGCAATAGTCTAATCCACTTCGAAAGATTTGGAGGATGGGCCGAAGAGCCTGTCCCGCCATTAGATTTACCTTTAATGGTCAGTAAGCGGAAGCTGAAAGTAATAGAAATGAGTACGCTCAAAACAGTGTCCAGTGAATGGGGATCGATCAACAACGTCCGCGTAATGCTGTCGTCTGTTGGTTCGGTTGAACCTAATGCTAGTCGCATTGGTAACTCTGTTTACAATGTGTTTGTTCAAGGCTTAGAGTCATTAGGTATTGTTGAACAAGATAACTACACTGCGAAGTTTTTGTATAGACCACCAGTGTTTAGCGATCCATTGTTCCAAAATGTGACTCTTGGTACAGTGTTTGCACAAGTACCACGTATTTTGAATGATCTTTGGCTCACCAAAATGCGTTGCACGCTAAGATAAGGAGTTTGACATGAGTGTATCATTTACAGGATCATGGTCTGGTAATTTTGTTTCTGATGGAAATGCTAAGTTCATTGCGCTTCCTGCTGGTTGGGACTCGATAAGAGTTGTCAACGAGACAGTATCTGCAGCTGCTGGCGCTGGGACAGGAGCTGAATTCTATTTCAGAAAAGGAATGACAGACGGCCGTGGTATGGTTTACAACAAGACGGCTGCTACAAACGCATTAGCAGTAGCTGCTAATCTTGGTTTCTTTGTTATTGACTCTTCAGTAACAACTCCAGGTGCTTTAGTTGCAACAACTGGTATTTCTAACGCAAATCCACCTCTTGTAACGACGGCTAATACAGCTGGTTTGATTGCTAACTCGTCTATCGTGAGACTTTATGCACCTGTTGGAGCACTCCAACTTGGTGGTATTGACTTTACGGTAGGTACTATTGTAGCTAATACGAGCTTTACATTGGCTCATATGGCAGCAATTGCTAACGCAACGCCTGCTGCTGGCGGTTACAGAAGAATTCCATTTAATCCATATTTCTACCCATCAAAACGCTATATAACCAGGATCTCACAGGCTGCACAAGCTATTGTGACATTGTCGGTTACTCATAGCTATGTAGTTGGGCAGAAGGTTCGCTTCAAAATACCTGCAGTAACAGCAACAACATACGGTATGACTCAACTTAATGACGTTGAAGCAACAATCGTAGCTGTTAACGTTACAGACGGTACAAGCACGAACACAATAACGGTTGATGTTGATACAACTGCTATGACGGCATTTGCATTCCCACTAACAGCTGCTCCTGGTTTCACCCCTGCGGAAGTAGTTCCACTTGGTGAAGACATGAGACAAGCGTTATTGTCTGGAACAAATGTACTTGCTGATGCTATTTATAACGGAGCTGAAACTGGCTTGTTATTAATGGGCGGAACAACAGGTCCTGCTGGCGTTAATACAAACGTTATTAGCTGGACAGCATATAAGTCCTGGAACACCTAATAACATTAGGTGACTGAGTCTAACCCACACAGGCAGTCGCGCGACAATGCCTGTGTGGGTTTAAAATGAATCTTTAAATTTATAAAACTTAAAGGGAGAATCGTGGAATTAGAGCAAAATGGGCCAAAAATGACAGTCGAAGATGTAACTCG